TTCGATCCAGGCTTGGCTTTACCAGTTACAGCTGTTTGAATCTTCGATCCAGGATTATCTCTGCGAACAGCTTCAATCCCTTTTTGAGTCATACCTGCGCCAGACTCTGTGGATCTATAGTGACCCTTAGAATCTTCGCCACGAGCTTCTGAAATGAAATTCTTAAACCGTATCATCTGGCTTCCCATCTGTTAAGTTACCGGTTCCAATAATCTTTCTATTTCTTTTTTGCTTACGTACAATTGTTTTACCATCGCTGGTTCTAACAACTACACCTTCAACATCAGCAGAACGAACTTCTTCCATTGCATCAACTACATCTGGATGAAGTTCAAATGCTGGCTTCATTTTAATGCCGCATTCTTCTGCAGAAAGAGTTACACCAATACCTGCAGTCCAAGCCATATTGAATGTTTCATTGAGGCTAGAATTATCTTGGCCTGGAGTATCTTTCTTGTACTTCTTTGTCAGAGAGTCTGTACCAATTTCTCTCTTGTCAGCTGTATCTTCAGAAATACCAGCATGCTTATGTGCTGAAGCCTTAAAGTCCATGCCAAAGTACTTGACCTTGCCATGCTTGTTTGAAGCTTTCCAGCCACGCTGTGTTGTGCTTCCTTTTTCAACAAATGGCTTTACATAAGGTGTATTACCAGATTCGTCAATGATCTTTTTTTGAACTTCTTGTTGACGTCTTTTTGTTTTGAGAGTAATAGGACGACGATCTACAATTTCTTGACCGCACATATCATTCTTTTCTAGAAGTGATTTGAAAGCGTTGTCAAGTTCTTCATTAACAATTCTTTCTTCACGAAGATCTGCATCAAGAGTCCAAGCTCTGCCTTTGGCAATATAGCTATTGACTCGATTGAATGCAACCTGTTCTGGTGTTTGATTAGATTCATTTACATATAGCGAAAGACCGCGCTCGAATACTTCTTTCAAAGTCGAGAACGGAACACCAGTTTTTTCAGCTTTTTTAATAAGAGTCTCTGTAATTGGATCTGTACCAACCGTAGAGTTTAGCATTCTACGTAGAGTAATGCTAACTGGATTACCTTCTTTTTCAAACTTGGTAATCGCATTCTCAATGATGTCAACAAGTTCAAGTGTTGACTTGGCATTCAGATCATTAAACAAACCAGAAAATTCTTCACTTGCAGTAACCGTATGAAGACTCTTCATTGGTTCACCAGAGTGGAATGACTTGAGTCTTTCGAATTCGGCTTTTCTCAGCTTTGGTAGAAGACGTGCAGCGATTCTCTTAATCAGCTTTGTCTTCTTGGCAACGGCCGTATCTACCTGAATCTTTTCAGATGTTGTCAGCTCTGCGTAAGGAATATCCTTGCGAGCAGAAATTCTTGATTTGAGGAACGCACGTGCTTTGGCTTCAGCACGTCTTTGTAGCTTTTCTGGTCCAGCAAGACGAGCTTGTGAGATCTCTTTGGCTCTCTGAATCTTTGGCTGAATGCGCTTGAGTTGGCGACCTCTTTGTTGACGTTGTGCTAACGTCAATGCCTTACGCTCTTGTAAGGTTGCGGTTAGGACGGCAAAGTCCTCGTTTGTACGGCGCTTGTCATCTAGCTGAGGATTGATTTCAATGCCGTCTAGTGGTTTACCAGTTGCAGACTTGCCCGTAGGCTTCTTGATATTCTTTTCTGGTACCGGTTTATTCTTCTTATCTTCCATCAGAGTTTCCCTTGGGCTTATCTGTAAACAAACGGGATTGCCGTAGCCTAACCGCCATGTTATTTATAAGAAAGAAACTCTTATCTAGAAATTTCTTCCCAGTCCATTGAAGCATATATGTCTGCGCCATTGGAGTTTGATGCAGCCACCAACGATAGTTCAAAAGGCTCGCCTGTAAGACCATTTCTTTCTAATTGAAACTTGAAGAGAGCTTCTTTTAGAATATCAACAGATGTTGATCCCTGGTTTGAACCTGAAGTATAACCAGATGCCAGAATTCTACCGCCATCATAAGTGCCACCATCAATCTTGTATTCAACCGCACTGTTTGTGCCAGCATCAACCCATGTTCCACCATTTGATGTGCCACTCGCTCTTACTTGCCAGTTATAATGAGCATTGTTTGTAATACCAAGAACTGAAAGAGCCGTAAGAATTACAATAGCATCTAATCGATTCGGAGATGCTTTTAACCGAATCGAAAGAACAGTGTAATAAGTTCCAGCCGTCGGTAGATCTACAGGCGCAGTAATAGGAACTGTTGCAGCTTGTTGTAATCCACGTAGTTCATATCCACCTTCTGAAACAACAGATGTGCAAACTTGTCCCATTGTAGATGAACTGGCAGTAGTTCCTGTATTCTTCATCTCATAGCGAAGTGGCAACGATGCAGTTGTAATATACGTAGATGCAATTAAGTTAGCATGATGGAATGAATGACAATGAACCAACTTACCATCAATTACAAACCCACAACGAACTGTACCAAGACCAAGCCATTCGATATCCATCCAAAAGATCTGAGCTTTCGTCAGATCAAGTTCAATGTTTGATGGGCATGGACCAAGTCCCTGTCCTGGTATGTTAACAGCCGAACCTTGAAGTGTATCGTTATTCCAATTAGCCTGTGCAACTCGAGTTTCTACTAATTCACCGGTAACATAAGAACGCTCTACAAGATATGCTGTCGTGCCGTCAATCTCAAAATAAATTCCGTTCTCTGCACCAAAATAACCTACACGTTGACGTAGATTTGCTTTTGGTGTAGCAGGAACAAATGTATTGAGAACAAACAGTGATTTACCTGGTTGATAAGAACATGTCTTAGTAGACTCGCGAATAATTTCTGCGTCTGCAGTCGTTGGCAATGTAAGATTTATGAGACCTTGATTAGTACTATGGGCAACCGTCGTACCAGCCGTATTTGATGTGGACCAAAGTCCGTTGTCTCTATAACGGTGGGATGAATCAAAAAGAGTCAATGGAGTTGACGTACGCATGCGTCCAAACGCATCAACTGCTACACCTGAAGGATTTGCCGGTCCTACTAGATTTCCATAAGGATCCGCTAACATAACAGCTTCGAAGAGTGTTACGTTATGTGGTTGTTTCCATTCGTGTGAGTCAATACGCCATTGAGCCATTAATTAATCCAGTTCTTAAATCTTGCAATAAATGATTCGTGGATACCCATGCCCTTACGAACATCATGATACAATTCATCTTTATGCGCTTTGCTCATGCCAGATGGAGCCATTTTGTGGAATGATTCTTTATCACCAGCAGTGGCATGTTTACGCATTGAAGTACCAGAAGCGGATTCAACTCCGCCTCCACCTTCTTTGCGTTCACCACCTACTGACTTGACCTTGATGCTCTTAAAGTTGTAGTGTCCATGTCTCCCTTCAGTTCCATTGTACTTGTGTAACAAGTTATGAAACTCATGGACACGATCTGAGCCAACATGCATAGTTACATGTGAGTAACCAGCCTTGTGTAGCTTAGACATCTGATGAAGAAGTGTAGGATGGTCCTTTGTCATAGCCTCGACATGAGAACCTTTGACAGCACGAGAAAGATGCTTGACCTTCTGTTCAGGTGTCAGAGGATTCTTCTTGGCATCATGAGATCCTGTTGTCAGAATCTTATGATCCGCACCTTCCTTTTGAGCAGCACCCATTACATGTCTAACGACCATCTCGTGGCCAGCATGCACTGGGTTGAATCTTCCTTGAGTGATATGAATCGACTTCATAGTGCTTTGTCCCTATTAAAGTTAGCAGCTGAGAACTCAGCACGATCTACGATCTTAGTAGGACGATTATGTCTTACTACAACAAATCCTTCAGGCTTAGATTTCTTACCACTAATACTATGGCCAAACTCAGCGTGGCTCGAGAGTGTGTTAGCCAATACATCCTTGGCTTTTTGCAGATGGCTATGCATCTGAAGAACACGTTCAAAATGACCACGATTACGTTGAATGTGAGCTACATCACTTTCCATAGCAGCCGTTTTCATAGCTTTAGCTTTATCTGTCTTAACAGAATCAACTTTTTTCTGATGAGACTTAGCAAGGTGAGCCATAAACTCGTTCACATTTGGCTTAGTGCCAGTACGAACTGTATGGTTGATATAAGTCTTCAAAGGAATACGGTGGCTCTCAATGGCTGTATGAGTCTCCGGACCAGTCTTAGCGTGAAGCTTAGCAGCGGCTGCCATATGCTTTACAAACTTAGTTTGATGATGTGGCTTGTAATCAATGCCAGACATGTCATGCTCAGTTGAAATCAGGTGAACATCTTTATGAAGACCAAACTCATCGAGATTCGGAGCATACTCAGCTTTCATATCCTCTAGGTTCTTACCATTGTACTTGGTATGAACAGCCACGCCAATTCTAGATCTCGAAGCAGCTTTGCCATGAGATGAATTCTTGTCAGCAGAATACGTAATGGTATTCGGAGTAAAGTGAATCTTGTTACCAGACTCGTGCACATCATTTGGTGTGTGCATGATATCACCTTGGAAGACACCCTTCTTTGGAGTTACCTTCGGAAAGTGATCAAGAGCTGCTTTGAGCTTTTCAACAAGACCAGGAGCATGACCATGATTACGCTGAATATCTTCGTGCGTATAGTTGATCTTTGGATTCTTATTGAATGCAGACTTGGAAGCCACAAAGAACTTACCAGTTTCTGGATGGCGACCAAACACAACAGAAGGTGAACCATCATACTTCATGGTTACCTTAGTGGCATTATCTTTACCAGTTAGTCTGTCATGCACATCTTTGAGATTGTGATAGGCATGCGAGAAACCCTCGCCACCAGCATTAATCACATGATCTTCTGCGTGTTCGAGGTGCTTCAGCTTTTCTTCGCTGGCTTCTTCTGTGAGGAAATTTTTAAATGCTGTCATTTGATTGTCTTTAT